TTAATCCGCGGGTCGTGGGTTCGAGCCCCACGGGGCCCACTCCGCTCCCCCGCCGGGACCATCCGGGCGGGGGCTTTCTGCTCCCGTCAGCAGCCAGTCGTATTCGACGCCGGTAGCCAGCGACCACGCCGCCAGGATCGCGCGCTTGGGCTCAGTGAAGCCGCGCTCGTAATTGCTCACGGTCTGTCGCGCGATGCCTAGGGCATCCGCGACCGCCGCCTGATCGAGCCCTGCGACCTCACGCGCAAGAACAAGTCGGTGGCGGAGGCCGAAGTTCGGTCGGCGGCGGTCGATGGTCGTGACGGTCGTCATGTGTCAAACGATAGGACATTGCCGCTCCGACCCGCAAGGTCCCATCGTTTGACATTTGTCGCGCTCGTGCTCATGCTGTGACACATGTCCAATTCGATGTCACACGCTCTCACCAGCGCGGAGACCGCCGCCGCTCTCGACGTGTCAGTGAAGACCGTCACGAGGATGGTCAAGGACGGTCGCCTCACACCCATCAAGCGTCTGCCCGGTCCCCGCGGCGCGTTCTTCTTCGATCCGGCGGACGTCGAGGCGCGGCTCGCCGGCGAGCCCTGGGAGCCGGGCACACCTGATCCGCATGCGGATGAGCAGGTCGACCACGGCGGGTGGGAAGACCGATGAGTGCCCGGGTGATCGACGTGCTCGAGCACCGCGCGCAGCCGCACGAGCTGCGCGACGAGCTGCACGACCTCTGGCGTGACGGATTCCACGCCGGCGCCGAGCGCGTGCGGCAGCGTCTCGCCGTGCTCGAGGACGACCTGAACTACTGGTACTGGCGGGCGACGGCGCCCGACGAGCACGCGGCGCGCATGGCCGCGATCCTGACCGATTCCGAGATGATCGCCGCGCGCAACGCGACCGCGGCCCGATGGGCGGCGCTCGACGCCGCAGAAGCGAGCGCATCATGACCAATCTGGTCTCCGTCACCATCACCATTCGCGGTGAATATCCGTCCGTCGCTGTCGGCAGGATCGTCGCTGACGCGCTGAAACTCACGCCGGTCGATGGTCACCTGTCAGTCGTGGTGGTGGGGAAGTCTGATGACTGACACCGAGATCCGCGCTCTCGCGTGGCGTGAGCTGCGCGACGCGCTCGACACCCTGAACCGCGTGCCCGTGCAGATCCGGCTCGGCGACCTCGAGGCCGTCGACATGCTGCTCGGCGACGTGCGCCGCTACCTCGGATCGGTGGCGCTGCTGCTCGCCGAGACGCCGGATGCCGCCGGCTATGCCGAGCTGCTGAAACTCACCCTCACCCCCCCTCGTTCGGCTGCCGAGGCTGCGTACATCGAGAGGCAGGCGAGTGATGCCTCTGAATCCTGACGTCATCCCGTGGCCGCTCGCGCTCCCGCTGATCGCGCTCGCGTGGGGCGCCTGGGGCCTGCTCGAGCTGCGCGCGCACCGCCGCCGCACGCGTGAGCTGCTGCGCTCGATCGACGAGCGGCAGCGGTGAGCGAGCGCAAAGCGCCCGCCTTCGGCCAGTTCCTCGACGACGCGGACCCGCCGCGCCTCGACGCGACCGCGCTCGCTGACTACGTCGCGCACGAGCCAACCCCGCTCGCACGCGGCGCCGACGGGGACGTGTACGAGTACCGCGACGGGATCTACGTGCGCGACGGCGATATCGTCACCCGGCGCACAGCGTTCGCGCTCGGCAAGCGGTGGTCGTCGACCGTGAACGGCCAGGTCAACGCGCACCTGCTGAACATCGACATGCCGACCGTGGGCCTGCCTGATCTCCCGCACGGCTACCTCGACTACATCGTGCTCGAGAACGGCATCTACTGGTGGAACGTGGGCGACTCCGGGTCTCTCGACGCGCACTCGCCCGCGCTCGGCGCGACGACCAAGCTCCCGATCACGTACGACCCTCTCGCGATCCCTCACTCGTTTAACGAGTGGATGACGACCGTGCTCGGCGACGACCGCGAGATGCACCGTCACCTGTGGGAGCTGCTCGGCTACCTCCTGATGACCGGCAACCCGTTGCAGAAGATCTTCCTGCTGTTCGGCGAGGGCGGTAACGGCAAGGGCACGCTACTGCGCCTCATCCGGACCATGCTCGGCCGCGAGAACTACTCGAGCATGTCCATGCACCAGCTCGTCGACGACCGATTCGCGACGTCGGGCCTGTACGGCAAGACCGCGAACATCTCCGGAGATCTCTCGAGCCGGTTCCTGTCCGACCCGCAGATCCTCAAGGAAATCACCGGCGGCGACTCGATCAACGCATCCCGTAAGTTCGGCCACTCATTCGAGTTCGTGCCCTACGCGGTGCCCATCTTCGCGTCCAACGAGTATTTCCGCACGTCGGACAACTCGATCGGGTGGCGGCGACGGTGGGAGGTCATCGAGTTCACGCGCCGCGTCGACACGCTCGGCGGGTTCGACGAGCGCCTGCTGTTCGACGACATCCCGGGGATCTTCAACATGGCGATGGACGGGCTGCGGCGCCTGATGGCGCGCGGCAAGTTCGCGCCCCCCGGCGAGGCGATCGAGGCCACCGAGCGCCTGCACGACGCGGCCGACCCGTTCATGCTGTGGCTCGACGAGGACGAGCACGTGTTCCGCGACGACCCGCAGGAGATGGCGCCCTGCGCCGACGTCTACCGGAAGTACGCCGGATGGTGCCGCCGCAACGGCTACAGCGCGCTCGCGTCCGGCCCGTTCGGACAGCGACTCAAGGGCATCGGCATCACCAAGACGCGCCCCCGCAGCGGCACGTCGCGCACGTGGCACTACGTCGGCATCACCGTGATGCTCTCGGCCACGGAGGCATGACATGGGCCGGTCCAAGAGCGCGGTCCAGGCAGGCGGCCGGCGCCGCCCCCACGCGCCCCGCACCCCGATGAAGAACGACCCTCCGGGACGGATCCCGGGGTGGTCCAAGCAGCGGTCCAACCTCGGTCCAAGCAGTGGTCCAGGCGCGATCCCAGTCGAGAATAGGCGCGGTCCAACCGGTCCAACCTCTCTCTCACCCTTTACGCACAAGAGAGAAGAGAGAAAGAGAGTAGCGATGAGCCTGGACCACCTGGACCACCCGTACCACCGAGACCTCAGCGACCGGATCTGCGCCGCCGAGTTCGAGGCAATGGAGCACGAGGACTACGCCGCTGCCACGATGCTCGGCGATATCTGCCGAGAGTGGACCGCTGGCCGGATGCTTCGAGCCAACGTGGAGATCGCTCTCGCGGGCTGGGTAAAGCGACGGGATGCGCGATGACCGCCAAGCACGCGGACCCGGTGTACCGCGCGAACGCGCGCATCCGCCGACAGCAGGTCGACCGCGCCCGCCGGTTCGGCGACGAGGTCGCGTGTCGGCGCTGCGGTCGCCCCATCGAGGACGGGCAGCGATACGACATCGGGCACATCGACGAGCACGGCGGGCACTCCCTCGCCAACCTCGCGCCCGAGCACGTGAGCTGCAACCGGCGCCACGGTGGTCGCCTCGGCTCCGCCATCACCAACCGAGCGCGCGGCGCCCGCACCAACGCGCGGCGGCTCCGATGGTGAGGGGGTGGGGGTGGCTTTTTTTGTGCTGCCGCTCGCACCCCCGCCTTCGGCTCCAACAGCGACCCCTCCCCCTGAATCGAGGCCCCGAATGACCGATCCAACGCTCGCCGACCTGCACGACGAGGCGACGTGGCTCGAGTGGCGCGAGCGGGTGGCGCACCTGCCGTTCATCCGTCTGGATGCGCTCGCGACGACCGAGCAGTCGCGGGCCGAGTTCCTCGAGGGGGCGCGGCTGCTGCGCCTCGACCAGCTCACGCGCGCGGGCGATGGGGGGCACGGCCCCACGCCGATCCAGCTCGTGATCGCTGATCTGCTCGAGGCCGGCGACTTCCTCGTCGGGATCGGGGAGCCCCGCCGCACGACGAAGACCACGAGCGTGCAGGCGGTGATGCTGGGGCGGTGCCGGATGCGGGAGGACTACCAGATCGGGTGGACCATGCTCACGACCGGGGCGAAGGCGGGCGAGCGGTTCCGAAAAGACATCGTGAACCCGGTCACCCGCATCTATCCGGACCCGAAGACGCGGCCGTTCGCGATCAACGTCGGCAAGGGCACCGAGCACATCGACTTCCGCAACGGCTCGTTCCTGAACGTCTACACACCCAACGGTGCGGGGTTCCGGTCGGGCGGGTTCGACATGGCGTTCGTCGACGAGGGCGCGGAGGGTGAGCCCGAGCTCGTCGCCGACATCAACGGCGCCGTCATCCCCACGATGGACACGAAGCCGGGCGCGCAGTTCGTCGTCGCAGGGACGGGCGGGAAGTGGCGCACCGGCAACCTGCTCTGGGACACGCTGAACGATCCGGATGCCGCGGTCGCGTGGCACGGCATCCCCGAGACGACCGACCCCTCGGCGCTGTCGACGTGGGAGCCGACCGAGGAGAACCCGGGAGGCCGGATGCGAGAGCTGATCGAGCTGCACCATCCCGGCGTCGGGTACACGACGCCGATCGCGTCGGTGAAGCGGTCGTACGACAAGCAGTCTCTCGAGCAGTTCCTGCGCGAGTACGGGTTGCAGTTCGGCCTCGAGGGGGCGACGGATCGCATCATCCCCTCGGCATGGTGGGAGCGCGCGGGGATCGGCGACGATCTGCCCGAGCCGCCGGCACGGTTCGCGGCGTTCCTCAAGGTCCACCACGACGGGCTGTACGCGACGCTCGCCGTGGCGTTCGAGTACGAAGGTGCGACGGATCTCGTCGCCGACGCGCTCGCGCTCGACGGCGAGCGCCCGCCTACGCGCCGCGCCGTCGCGGTCTGGCACCACCAGGACGGGACGCGCGGGCTCGAGCGGGAAGTGCTGCTGCGCATCCGCCGGCGCCGGGTGCCGCTCGTCGTCGACAACCACGGCCACACGAAGGTCATCGCCGACAAGCTCGAGCAGGCGATCCCGAAGCCGACCATCATCCGCACCCGCCCGGCCGATGTGCCGCTCTCCGCGGTGACCCTGCTGCAGGCGCTCGAGCAGGGCACGGTCGTGCACTTCCGCCAGCCCGAGCTGACCGCATCCGCCGAGATGGTGGTGCGTCAGGCGTTCGGCCAGTACGGCACGTTCCGGTTCGGGGCGCCGAAGACCAGGACTGACGCGGACACAACGCTGATCGAGGCCGCGGCCGGCGCGCTGCGGTTCCTCGACGACATGCCGCGGGCGATCTCGCCTGTGGGGGCTGTGGAATGGGGCGACGAGTGAGCAAGCAGAACGCGCGGATCTACCTCGACGCGACGACGATCAGCGTCGTCGTCGCGTGTCGGGACTGCGACTACTGGCGGGCGTTCGCGTGGACGCGAGTCGAGGGCTGGGCGGTCGCGGCGTCGCACGAGGCGCGGTGTCATCCCGAGTCGGAGCAGGCGCGCGACGCGCTGCGTAAGGCCCTCGAATCGGCCCGCGACACGCCGACGACACCCGTCTGATTTTCGGCTCTCCGGAGTCGGCCTGAGGGTCTTCCACGTGGGGATCTTCGGACGCAACATCGGCAAGGCCTACGGGCCGTCGTCGGCTCCCGTGGCGATCGCGTCGCCGTACTCGCCACAGGATCAGCTCGTCACGTTCGCGATCGACGACGCACTCGGTGGGCTGCTGAAAGACACCCCGCTCATGACGCGGGAGATCGCGTTGCGGGTGCCCGGCGTGAAGCGTGCGCACGGTGTGCACGTCACCCAGTTCGCCGAGATCCCGTTCTTCCAGATGAACGGCGCGCAGCGGACGGATGACCAGCCTCCGTGGCTGACGACGAGCGACAGCGGCGAGTCCCCGTACCATCGGATGCTCGGCCTCGGCTCGGACCTGTTCTTCAACGCATGGGGATGCCTCGGCTTCACCGCCGACATGCAGGACTGCATGCGCATCCCGTTCGGAATGTGGTCGCTCCGGAACGACGGCACCGTCGAGGCCGACGAACGATACATCCCCGCCGAGTACCGGGCGCGCGTGGTCGCGTTCGATCTCGGCGGCGGCGAGAACGGTGTGCTGAACGACGGCGCCGACACGCTCAAGGAAGCGCGGACGATCGAGGCCGCGTACATGGACCGGCTCGCGAACCCGGTTCCGCTGACGATCCTCGGCATCCCCCGCGACGTGTGGGAATCGTGGACGCCCGAGGAGCGTGCGTCGTACCGCAAGCAGTGGGTCGAGGGGCGCAAGACGGAGAACGGTGCCACGGCGATGAAGGTCGCCGAGTGGCCGGTCGACATGCCCGGGCAGTCGTCGGTCGACCTCTACGAGACGGGCCGGAACGCGGTGCGCCTCGACATCGCGAACCACACCAGCACCCCGGCGTCGCTGCTCGAGGGATCCAAGCAGGGCGGGTCCGGCACGGACATGAACTACAACGGCGTCGAGAACGGTGCGACGCGCAGCGACCTGTGGGACTTCGGCCTGGCGAAGCGCTTCATGCTCGCGTTCGAAGCGCGCATGTCCCTCGACGACGTGAGCCCTCCCGGCCTCTCCATCCGCGGTGACCGCTCGTTCGCGGTCGCGACCCCGACACCGGCAACCAACCCGACGAGTGAGGACTGAACCCATGGCCGACGACCTGATCGAGTACGAGGGCGGCGAGATCCTCGCGAACCTCGAGGAGCGCACCATCACTGGACTGCTGCTCCCGTTCAACGAGCTGGGGCAGACCAACGCCGGCCGCTTCATGGTCGAGGCCGGCTCAATCGCCCTGCCCACCGACCCCGCCGTGATCAGCATCAACCTCGACCACGACCGCTCGCAGAACGTCGGACGGGCGACCCGGATCTGGGAGGAGCCCGCCGGCATCATGGCGAGCTTCGCGATCGCCCGCACACCGGAAGGCGACGCTGCCCTCGCCGACGCGACCAGCCCCACCGGCAAGCGCAAGCGACTGTCCGCCGAGTTCCACACCGCGATCAAGGCCGGCAAAGCGGTGCCCGGCACCGGCCGCCTGTGGGGCTCCGCGGTGGTGCCGATGGGCGCATTCCCCTCGGCGATGGTGCTCGCCGAGGACCGCTCGAGCAGCAGCGAGTACTCGAGCGAGTTCACCGACGAGAACGGCGTCACGTGGGTGCGCAAGGAGACCAGCGAGACGACCACGACCCAGACCGAGAACGGCACCGAGACGACCACCGTGACGACCGTCACGGAGGAGAACACCCAGCAGGAAGCAGAGGAAGACACCATGGCCGACGAGCCGACCACCCCCGTTGCGGCCGCGGCCGTGCGCCCCGTCCCCAACACCGCATCCGGTGCACCCGCCGCGCGCACCGCAGCGGTCAACCTGACCCACCAGGTCATGGCCGCCGTGCACGCGCTCAAGACGAACCCGTTCGACAGCGACGCGCACCAGGTGCTCGCCGCGATCGCCGACATCAAGATGTCCGGCACCGGCGCGCTGCCCGGCACGAACGTGCTCCGCGAGAACTGGCTCGGCCAGCTCTACCAGGGCATCGAGTACGTGCGCCAGTTCCTGCCGCTCGGCAACGTCGGCACCGAGATCACCGCCGCCGGCAAGCGCGGGTTCCGCGTGTTCCGCGGCACGGCCGCGTCGCCGCTCGGCCCGCAGGACGGTTCGTGGGCGGGGAACAAGACCGCGATCAACGGCTACGCCGGTGGCACCGACACGCTCGGTTCGCTGCTGTACCGGTTCGCGGTCGGCAACGACATCGACCGCAGCCTGTTCGACCTGCCCGGCGGCACCGAGATCGTCGAGGCGTTCCTGCGCCTCATCATCGAGGACCATCTGTTCTGGTCCGACCGGATCGCCCGCGAAGCGTGGGTCGCCGCCGCAGGAAACCCGATCGCGCCGAACACGGCCGCGTACCCGACGAACTACCCGGCCGCGCTCGGCATGCTCATCCAGGGCATCCTCGCCGTCAAGAAGCGCAAGGGCGACCAGCGATCCGACGTGCCGACGTTCGCGATCGCGAACGACAAGGCGTTCGAGCAGCTCGCCTACGCGTCCGGCGGTGAGCAGAACCTGCCCGCGTTCGTGAACATCGCACTGTCGACCGCCCGCGAGGGCACGGTCGACGGCAACGTGCAGATCGTGAACGGCGACACCGGCACGTCCGGCTCGGCGTCGATCATCATCGGCTCGGGCAACGCCATCGACTTCGACGAGCTCGCCGGCGGCCCGCTGTTCATCGACGCCGTCGACCTCGCGAAGGGCGGCATCGACAAGGCCACCCACGCCTACCTTCAGGTGTTCACCAAGCGGCCGGAGGCCGTGGTGCACGTCGGCACGAAGGACGCCTGGACCGCGACGACGCTCGAGCCGGTCGGCTCGATCGTCACCCTCGGCGCCGGCGTCGTGCAGGCCGTCCTTCCGACCACGCAGATCGCCGGTGCCGCGTTCGTCGGCACGACCGGCGCCGCCGCGCCCACCCTGCCCGGCGCGGTCGGCGGCACCGTCACGGACGGCACCGTCAACTGGAAGCGCATCGCGTAAGCGGCGCGCCCTTCCACCCACCCCCAACGAAAGGAACGAGCCCATGGCAGAGCCCAAGCCGGACGCGACGCCCGACCCCACGGTCGGTCGCATCGTCCACTACACCCTCACCGATCAGGACGTCGCTCGGATCGCCAACGACCGCGAACAGGCCACCGGATACGGCAACGTGCCGCACGCCGGTGATCTCGTGCCGCTCATCGTCGTCCGTGTCTGGGACGGCCGCCTCGTCAACGGGCAGGTGCTGCTCGACGGAAACGATCGCCTCTGGGTGACCTCGCGCGCCGAAGGCGACGACGCCGGCCAGTGGCACTATCCGGTCATCGTCTCGGCCTGACCGGCGGGAGCGTAGACGATGGCCACCTGGTACACCGCGCCCGAATCCGGGCCGCAGCTCGAGCGCCTGCGCAACGCGTGGGACGACGCTCCCGTCGAGCAGCTCGAGCTGCTCGGGATGCTGCTCGAGGTCGCGCAGGAACAGGTCATCGCCTACGCTCCCACCCTCGCCGAGGGTGCCCCGCTCCCGTCGCGGTACGTGCTCGGCCAGCTCATGCAGGCGAAGGCGCTATGGGATGCCGGTCGCGTGAGCAGCGATGGCGAGATCGGGGACGGGTCGTTCACGTTCACGCCTCGTCCGATGGACAAGACGACCCGCGGAATCATCCGCCCGCGCGACGGGAAACCCCATGTCCTCTAGCCGCGACCGGTGCGCCGCGATCATCACACCGATGCTGCCCGTCGCGTGGCGCGCGCGCATCACGAAGAACACCGTCAAGACGCTCGGCACCTTGTCGGCGCCATCCGTGTTCATCGACTTCACCACGATGACCCATGACGGGATGCCGCCCGGGCAGCTCGTCGACGGACTCGAGATTGCGCTGATCTCGCACCTCCGGGACTACGCGAAGGCCGAAGACGCGCTCGACGCCGCGGCCCGCACGTTCGTGCGCGCGCTCGACGCGTCGACCGAGATCGCGTGGTCGACGGCCACGAAGCGCAGCTTCGGCGACTACCTCGGCTGGGCGATCGCCGTCCAGCTGCTCACCCCGATCACAGAGGAGTAACCCTCATGCCCGAAATCGCCAACGCCGCGTACTTCCCGGCCGGCACCCTGCTCATCGGCACGGACGGATACAAGGCCGCGATTGAGTCGGCCGTGCTCACGCCGACGACCGCGACGGCCGTCATCCGCGACATCGGTGGCGGCATCACGCAGATCGCGGACCTGCCCGTGTGGGCGCTCGCGATCGGCCTCGTGCAGGATCTCAAGACGGCCACCTCGCTCACGCAGTACCTCATTGCCAACGCCGGCCAGAAGAAGCAGATCGTCTACACCCCGCAGGCCACGGGCAAAGCCTTCACCGTCACCGCGCTGATTATCGCCGGCGCGGTCGGTGGCGCAGGCGGCCAGGTCGCGAAGGCGTCGGTTACCCTGCCCGTCGACGGTCAGCCCACGATCGCCTGACCCATGCGAATCTCGCTGCTCATCGATTCCCCGCTGACCGTGCTCATGCACGCGATGCGGGGACTCGATGCGGACGTGCGGCGGGAGATCGCCGCGCAGACGAAGGCAGCAGCGCAACCGATCTGGACCGAGGAGACGCGGGCACGTGCGCTGTCCCGGCTGCAATCCCGGCTCGCGGACTCGGCGCGCGTCGGTGTAACGCAGCAGAACGTGTTCCTGCGTGCCGGCGCCGTCGGGAAGCTCTCGTCGGGCACGGGGATCTCGAGCGTCGCGCACGCGATCGAGTGGGGTGCGAACCCGGACAAGCATGTCGCCACCCGCTCCCGGAAGGGCACCCCGTACGACCGGCGCCTCGGGTCCGCGTTCGGAGCGCCGCGGCGAGCTGGGCACGTTGCCATGCCGGCCGCATCCGACAGCATCCCGCGGTTCGCGTCCCTCTGGGCGCAGACCGCCATCCGAACCGTCCACGAACGCGTAGAGAGGATCTGACGTGGCACGCAATCCGATCGAGATCCCGATCGCGTCCGAGACGAAGGCGTTCCGGCAGGGCGTCGAGTCCGGCATCATCGAGCCCCTCGAGGATGCTGAGAAGGCGCTCGACGACCTCGGCCGCAGCCGCGGCCCGGAGCAGCTCGAGCGCGCGCTCGAGGACGCGCAGGACGAAACGAAACGTCTCGAGCGGGAGACGAAGGACACCGCTCGCGCCATCGAACGCGAGTACGCCGACGCGTACCGCGACATGCGACGGTCGTCGACGGATGCGACGGATGCAGCCAAGGAGGGGTTCGACGAGGTCAAGCGTGAGTCTGCGTCCACGGCCAAGGAATCCGCCGCTTCCTTCGACGGGTCCGCCGGCTCGATCGTCGACGTCTTCCAAGAGATCGCGGCGAACGCGTTCGCCGGGTTCGGTCCTGCGGGTCTGGTGGCGGGCCTCGCTGCCGCGGCGGGCATTGGGGCGGCTGTGGCCGGCTTCGAACAGGTCGGCGAGGCGGAAGAAGAATCCCGCCGGCGCGCAGCGGCGTGGGCGCAGGCGTTCATCGACGCGGGCCAGGACATCATCTCGTCGGCGTACATCGTCGGCGAGCAGCAGGCGATCGCCACTGATCCGGACCGGTACAAGGAGGCGGAGGACAACGCCCGGAACTGGGGAGTGACCGTCTCGACGGCAATGCTGGCGATGGCCGGCGACGCGACCGCGCTCGAGCTCGCGCAGGAGGGCGTTAACCGGAAGGCGGCGGAGTACGCGGACCAGGGCAGCAAGGTCAGCGAGGCGGCGCTCGACCTTCGGAATCAGTGGGAGGCCGGCACGAAGTCTCTCGCGAACCTGAACGGCGAGATGGAGACCGGGCGGCAGGCCGCTCGAAACGTCTCCGACGGCTTGCGAGACCTGATCTCTCGAACGTCCGAGGCCTCCGTCGAAGTCGACGATCTCGGCAACAGAGTGGTCACTCTGCCAGACGGCGCGGAGATATTCGTCGATGCCAAGACCGGAGTTGCAACGCAGAACCTCGATCGATTCCGGGGTGACGTCGACGGTCTTCCGGAGACGGTCTCGACGAGCGTCATCCTCAATCCGATTGACAACGTGACGAAGATACTCGACGGCCTCGCACGGACCAGGCGCACGGTCAATGTGGACGTGAACTACCGCGGCGGGGGTGGCCCGACGTGGTACTGATGCACACGATCACCGGCGGCACGACGACCGTCACCCCGGATGCCGTGCAACGGTACGATTCTGCGCGCGAGTCGCGGAACATCGTGCACGACATCCTGGGCCGCGAAGACTCGGATGTGACCATGCGACCGGCATCGCTGCGCGCGGGGACGCTCGAGCTGGTGTTCTTCTCGGCCGCGGCTGCGGTCGCCGCCGAGACGCTGCACGCTGCGGGCGTTGTGCTCGCACTCGTCTCAGACGTCGAGGGCGTGTCGATGAGCTACGTGCCGGTGGGGCGCATCGGCCGGGCGCAAGAGTCCAGCACCAGGGCGGCGTGGATCGTGACCGTCGAGTACAAGCAGGTGGCGTCGTGATCTCGGAGCACACCTACGCGGCAACTCTGTTGGGCACGCCTGACCGTGCGCTCGGTTGCCGAGGCGGTCGGATCACGCTGGACGACAGTGCGGCGCCGCATGTGACGGCGACCGTCGACCTGTCGATCCCGGATGCCGCGCTGCTCGGTCTGCTCGACCCTCGCGACCGGAAGCGGGTCCGGATCGATGCGACAGCGACGTTCGCGTTCGGCACCCAAGTGCGCAGCTTCGACCTGGGAATCCGCGCCCGCCGCGTGCGTCACCGGGCGGCCGTGATCACTCTCGACCTCGCGTCGGATGAGGCCATGCTGGGCGACTACGCCCCGCTCGCGGACGACGTGACGCCCTACCAGCACCAGGGCAGCGTGCGGGCGCTCGTGAACTACGTGCTCGGCAAAGCGATCCCCGGCGCCGCCCTCGCCGCGGGCGGCACAGATGTGCCGATTCGGGCGCTGATCTCGTCCGTCAACCTGCTCGGAAACTCTCGCGCCAAAGACAACCTCACCGGATGGTCACCGGCGGGCGGTGTCTCCCTCACCCGGTACACGACCGGCGGGCCCGCGGGCGCGCCCACCTACGTCACCGCGCAGGCGTCGGCTGCCCAACAGCTCCTCGTCGCGTACGCGGAGGACAACATCACCCTGCAGGCCGGACGGCGTTACCGTCTCAGCGCATCGCAGAACGTGGATGCGGGCACCTCGACAGCGATCGATGCGGTGATCTTCAACGCCTCGGGCGGGACGCTCGTGGACCTGGCCGAGACGCCGCAGGTTGCACCGGCTGGGTGGTTCCGTCGATCGATCGAGTTCACCGCGCCCGCGGGTGCGAAGCAGATCTGGGTGCGGTCTTTCACCGTCGGATCGGTCGCCGCGGGGCGCTCGCTCAACACGACCGGATGGCGGCTGTCCGAGGTCACGGACGACCCGACCGATACCGGCTACTTCGACCGTGACACCGCGGCGACGAGTGAGTACGCCTACGCCGCGAGTGGTGTCACCCACACCCGTACGGCGCTCATCGACCGGGCGGCCGATCTGCTGACCTGGCGGGCGGGTGTGAGCGCGCTCGAGTTCCTCGCGCCGATCTTGCAGGCGCTCGGTCTGCGGCTCGTGTGTGACGAGTCCCGCACGTTCACTCTGCGCGACGGCACCTACACGGCTCCCGGGTCCCTCACGATCCGCCACGGCGTCAACCTCGTGGACGGTGAGGACGCGATCACCCGTGAGGACTCCGACTACTTCGACGCGGCCGTCGTGTTCTACCGGTGGCGGGACTCGGCGGGCGTGCAGCAAGAGCGGGTCGATTCGTTCGCGCTCGTCACGCCGCCAACGCAGTCCCGCAGGTTCGAGAAGACCACGCCCTACCCCGGCCCCGGGTTCGCCGAGTACGCCGTCAGACGGGCACAGGGACGCGGGCGACAGGTCACCGTGACCGCCGTGTCGGACTGGAACGCGCGCGCTGAACAGCCCTCGGAGTACACCTTGCTCGGCGCTCCCGTGCAGCTGGGCAAGACCAGCCGCATCGACTTCGATCTCAACACCGACGAGATGACCGTCACCAGCCGCACCACGGACACCGTGATCGGCGCAATCGACCTCCTGCCCGGCGTCGTCAACGCGCTCCCCGGCGCCATCAACAGCCTCTAAGAAGGGACACCACTCATGGCAATCGGAGACGACGCCGTCGCAGCGGGCATGCCGCTCGTGAACGGCGCGACCGCGCCCTCGAACCAGATCGATGACGAGATCAACCGCACTCGCGATTTCGTCGCGGTGCACGTCAAGAGCGAGCGCGACCGCGCGGTCATCGCGGAAGGCAAGAAGGTGGACAAGCCCACCGACGGCGCGGGCATGGCCCGCATCGAACCCGGCTCCTCTCATCCCATCGGGTTCTACACCCTCTCGGACAGCACGCTCTACTTCCGCCCGGCGCCGTCGACCGGCGTCTACGACCGTCGCGTCGCGATGTACAGCGAGATCCCGCCCGCGCCCACGCCTGTCGACATCTCGGGGAAGCGTGACCGCAGCGACGGCGACTTCACGGGCGTGCAGATCATGGTGCCGTCCAGCACCGCCGCCACGAGCGGCTACACCGTCGCGTACATCAACGGCGATGGCCGGCTGTCGCGCGGCGCGTCCGCCCGCCGGTACAAGAAGTACATCTCGGACGTGGACCCGGGCATCCTCGGTGACATCTTCCCGCAGCTCGTGCGCTACCAGATGCGATCGGGCGACGGTGACTGGAAGCTCGGCTACATCGCTGACGACCTCGCCGGGACCGACGCCGAGCGCTTCATGGTCGTGATCGACGGGGAAGTCGAATCGATCGACTTCATCCAGATGCTCATCGCCCAGGTCGCGCGGCTCCACCAGCGCGTCACCGCGCTCGAAGGGGGCGACCTGTGAACGTCGCAGAGTTCTACCGGACCGAGCCGACCGGCTCGCAGGCCTACGGCGCATCCCGCGACGGCGGCAAGCGCACCCACACCGGAGACGACTACTCCCACTCCACACACCCCGACACCGTGGACGTGCCCGCAATCCGTGCGGGCCGGGTCACGGGCATCCAGCGGGATAGCAAGGCCCTCGGCAACGGGTACGGCAACCAGGTCACCGTCACCCACGACGACGGCTCCCGCTTCACCTACGGGCACCTCGGACGCATCACCGTCGCCCTAGGCGAACAGGTCACCGCCGGAACGATTGTCGGCACCGAGGGCACGACCGGCTGGACCGACGGCCCGTGCGTGCACGTCGAATACTTCACCGCCCGCGGCGCTCGGAGCGACCCGCGCCCGCATGTCGCCGCCGCGATGACGACCTCCAACCCCGCGCCCACCATCAACACCAACCCCAACCCCAAGGAGTACCCCGACATGTACATCGCGAACGTGAGTCACGGAGCCGTCAAGGGCCAGTTCCTCGTCACGCCCCAGGGCGCCGAGAAGCCGACCGCCCTCGGACTCGGAGGCGGCGCCAACCACAGCGGATTCCCCGTCGTGGACATCAACAACTTCTCGGACGCGTTCTGGCAGACCGTCCGTCTCGTCTGAGCGGGTGACCGCATGACGACCCGCCGAGCACTCCGAGCACAACGAGAGGCAACCATGACTGACACCAACTCCCCCGCCGCCGGCGGACTGAGCAAGACCGTCGCGTTCGCGATCATCGGCATCATCGCGGCGCTCGGCCTGATCGGCGCCGTGATGCTCTACATCTTCCGACCGGACGCGTCCGCCGCGTTCATCCAGAACCTGATCACGGTGCTGGGGCTCGTCGTGACGGCCGCCGGCACGCTCTACGGGCTCGGCAAGGTGTCCGAACGCGTCGAGGTCGTGCAGCGTCAGACGAACGGCACCCTGTCCGCACTGCGCGAGGAGAACGACCGCCTCACCCGCGAGAACGTGGAGCTGGCGAAGCAGGTGCCGACGCCGTGAGACGAGCGCGCTCCGCCTCGACCGTGCCCTGGAATACCCGGTCCTCGTGCAGCGCGTTCTTCACGGCGGCTTTGATCACGAAGTAGAGCACCACCCAACTCACGACGATCAGCGCGGCCAGGATCACAAGCGTTGTGACGTCCATCGACATACCCCCTCAGGCGGCGAGCTTACCTCGGCCGCTCGAGCGGGGTATGTCGATCCGGGGCAGCTTCGCGTGCGCCACGGCGAGCTGTTCCTCATCCACGAGCGTGTAGATCTGAGTCGAGGCGACTGAGGCGTGGCCGAGCAGCTCCTGGACTTCGCGGATGTCGGCGCCGTTGCGTAGAAGCTGTGTCGCGAACGAGTGCCGCAACGAGTGTCCGGTGAGCCTCTCGCCGCGGATGCCGGCGCGCTCGCGCGCCTGGCGCAGCAGGTCGGACACCGACCGCCAGTGCACGTGCTCGCCGGCGCTGGTGCCGCGTGCGGGGAACCAGTACCCGTCGCGGGGCATCCGGTCGATCTCGGCGGCGAGCAGCTCGTGCACGGGCACGTGACGGAGCACGCTGCCTTTCCCGAGGACGCGGATGGTCATCGTGTCCCGGTCGACGTCGTGGCCGTGCATCTTGGCGATCTCGTGCGCGCGCATTCCCTCGAGGTAGCCGAGCATGATCATCACCCGCGTGCGGCGGTAGGCGCCGCTCGAGAGCATCCGCTCGATCTGCTCGAGTGTGAACGGCCGTGGCCGGTTCCGCGGGACGTGAACCTTCGGTAGTTGCCTGGACGGGTCGTCGGTTCGGTGCCCTCGAGCGTGCAGCCATCCGAAGAACGACTGGAAGTCAGACCGCTCGCGCTGCATCGATGACGCTGCGATGCCGCGGCCGACGTAGAGCAAGAGCTGCTCGGCCGTCGCCTCGAGCGGCGACGCCGTGGCCGTCGTCGCGGCGAACCGTCGCATGAGCCCTACCCGGTTTCCGATCGTGCGGGTAGCCTTTCGCGCGGCGCGCTGTTCGACGACGTACAGCGCGATCGCTGTTTCCCAATTCAC